GGGGTGGTAAGCACCGGAATGTCGTCCGGGACCGAGGGCACTTGCTGCTCCAGGAAATCGAGGCACTTCTGCATCGACTTGGTCGGCTGGCCGTAGGGCGAACCCGGCAGGCTGGCCCACTCCTTGTTGCACTTCGCGATGGCCGATTCCCAGTTGCCTTGCAGCACGTCGAGCATCGCCCTGCGGCGGTCGATCAGGAACAGCGCGCCCTGGTCCTGCGACTCGGGCGAGAAGTCCGGAAGACTCAGTGCTTGTGCGCACTCGTCCCAGGTCCTGGCGAGGAACTGGTAGGCGCCGGCCGCGGTGGATGTCAGCATCTTGCCACCCAGCTTGCGGGTGATCTTGCGCCGCGGGTGATCCTCGAATCCTTCGAACACCTCGCCGCCGAACAGCACGTCGTAGTCCGCGCCCTCGGTGTGCTTGATGAGGGCGAGGAAGGCCTTGACGTTCGGGTGCTTGAGGAGGGGGGAGTAGTTGCGGGTCATGGCTGGATCTCCAGATGCACTCGTTCGCCCCGGTCGTAGGCCTCTTCGACCATGGACACGAGGCGCCCGCTCGTCGAGAGGCAAGGCAGCGGACCGGTCTTGCCGGTGACCCGGCCAACGACCAGGTCGCAGCCCATCAGGCCACCCAGCCATCCGAAGTCATCGGCATAGGCCATGGGGATCGATCCGTGCTCGGTGGCCGTGCGCACCTCGACGTCGTAGCCACCCTGGGGCAGCAACGAACGCCCGTTGCGGGGCTTGGCGTAGCAGAAGAGGAGGCCGTCCGCATAGAGACGACCACTTTGGAGCGCCAGCTTCATGCTTACCCCAGCAGCTTGCGCAGCTCGTCGCGGGCCGCGGCCAGCTTGTTTTCGATGGCGGTCAGCTCGTCCTGGGCCTTGTTGCGCGCCTGGCGCAGGCCCTCCAGCTCACCGCGAACCAGGTCCCCGGCGTCTTGCAGGACGGTGACCCGCTGCTCGGCCGCGGCCACGGCAGCTGCCGCCTTGCCCCGTGCCTCGGTGATGGCGGCCTGAGCGATGGCACGACCGTTGGCGATCGTCGCGTCGGCACGCTCCTGGGCAGCGCGCAGCGTCTCGGCGGCGTCCTGGTCGGCCTGGGTCTTGATCGCGGCGGCCTTCTCCTCGGCCTCGGCGACATTGCGCTTGGCGTCGTCCTTCTTGCCGTTGAGGGTGGCCAGCTCGGCCTGGGCAGCGGCGACAGCCTTCTTGCTCTCTTCGGTGGCCTGTTCGAGGGAGCCGATCTCTTCGAGCGCCTCGGCTGCGGCCTCCATGTCACGGTAGAGGGAGGCCAGGTTGCGAATCGATTTCGCGGCGTTGAGCTTGCTCATCAGAAGACCTTTCGTGCGAAGACGGTGACCGTCAGGTTGGTGGTGCCGTCGCCCGCGGTGACGTTGGGTCGGATCGACTTCGACACGTCCTCGATCTGCTCGATCTTCGCGGCGTTGATCGCCAGGTTGTTGCCCCGGGCGTCGGACAGGGGGACGAAGTTCACGTCGTCGTTGCTGCCTTCGATCGTGACGCTGCCGCCGGTCCCGAAGGTGCCGGTGACCTGGGCCGAGCGGTCGGCATAGAGCGCCCAATCGACCGGGGCGCCTTGGTCGCCATTGAGCAGGCCGGTCCAGGTGATGCGGACCGTGCGCTCGCCCATCGGCGAAATGGTGGGATTACGGATTGCCATTGCTGTTCTCCTTTGGAACGAATTGTGGGGCTGCACCGGGAGCGGAGATCAGTGCGGCTATCTGCTCGACGAGCGGGGCGATGGCCTGGCTGACCAGCGCCTGGACCTCGGCCGGATCGACCTGGGCCTGGGCCGCCTTGACGGCGACGTCGGTCTCCTTGATGGCGACCTCGCGCTCCTTGATCTCGAACTCGCGGTCCTTGTCGGCCAGTTGCTGCTGCGCCTCCTGGAGCATGGCGCCGGCCTGCTGCAGCTGGGCCTGGAGCTGGGCGACCATCGGATCAACCGGCTGGCCGTCGGGCCCGGTAATACCGATGGCGCTGCGCAGGCGCTTGACGATCTCGCGCTTGTTGGGCAGGTCCATCGCATCGACAACCAGGTCGTAGATCATGCCCTGGACCTGCGGCGGTGCGGCCTTGACCATCTCGGTGAGGGCCTGGAGCTGCTGCATGCGGACCGTCGGGCTGGTCGGTGCGTCGTCGATGATCAGCGAGACGCGGGCCTGGCGCACGTCGTTGATGACCGCCGGCCTGCCCAGCTCGTCCTGGCCGGGCTGGTTGATCGGGACCTGGCGCTGCTGGTCGTCCTCGCCGACCATCACGACGGTGGGGCCACGCTGGGCCAGGTCGTCGCGGACCATCTCGAGGAGCTGCTCGCCGATCAGGCGGCGGGCGAATCGGTAGTTGTCGTTGATCTCGGCCAGCGTCGTGACGCCCTGCTCGATCAGGCTGTTGATCGCCAGGCCGGACGAGGCGCCGCCCTTGGCATCGCCCAGCATGGACTGGAAGACGCCCGAGGCCTGCTGGATCTCCTGCTTGGCGGCCTCCAGCACCTGGAACTGCTGGCTGGCCAGGGTGCCGCCATCCTCGACCTCGAAGCGGCTGTCCGGCCGGCGCGACGGATTGAGCTTGATGTAGGCGTCGGGGCGACCGATCTCCTCGGCGGCCTCCTCGTGATCGACCACGGCGTCCGAGTCGGCGATCACCCGCTTGGCGTTGAGCAGCCAGAGCATCTTGCTACGCCGGGCGTTGATCTCGTCCTGGGGCGACAGCATGCTGCGGATCAAGCCATACGGCACGCCGGTGCGGTCTTCACGGAAGCCCCACACCGGGATGTAGGGGAACAGGTTGTGGGCGTAGGGCGACGGTTCGTCGGAGACCTTGTGCGGGCCCAGCCACATGGCCAGGCGGACCTTCTTGAAGATCGCCGGCTGCGGCATCAGGAAGCCGTTATAGACCGCGGCGACGTGGTCGTCGTTCTTCAGGTCGAACTCGATGACGCGGCCGTTGGGCAGGCGCAGCACATGGCCCTTGGTGACGGTCCGGTACCAGACCTCGTAGGCGGCGATGCGCTTGCGCACCGTGTTGAGCCACTCGTACTGCTCGACGCTGAAGCCGCGCTCCGTGGCCCAGGACTGCGCCAGGTCCAGCGTGCCGGACTGGTTGAGGGCTGCGACGCTGTCCCAGTCGGCCCAGCCGTGCAGCGAGTTGCGGATGACGTCCTTGTGCTCGGGGAAGGTCGCGACCGCGGTGTCCTCGTCCAGCCAGCGCTTGCGCACCAGGTAGCGCGCATCGGACAGGTCCGGCTCGCTGCTGCGCCAGTCGAAGAAGATCTCGCGCCGATGGATGCGCCGCACGCGGTGCGGCGCTCCGAACGGGTCGCTGTTGCGGCTGACCTCGACCCAGACGAGGCCGACCTTCACTGCATCGGCGTAAGCGTCGGAGCAGGCCCGGTCCGCCCGGCTCGACACTTCGGCCTTGTGCAGTTCAGCGTTCAGCGCCTCGGCCAGGTCGGCGCCCATCTCGCCCTGCTCGGGCCGCACGATCCAGTCGCTGCGGGTCTTCGCCTCCATGCCCAGCACCACATCGACGGTCGGCTTGATCAGGTTGGTGATCAGCGGCGCGATGCCGCGGTCCTCGTAGAGCTCGAGGTCCTCGGCCGTGAGCTGGTTGCCGTCGTAGTAGTCGGCCTCCTTGTCGGCCTGGCGACGCCATGGCGGCTGCATGGCGATCTCCTCGAGGAACTCTTCGAGGCGCTTGACCGGCATCCCTTCGTCGGGACGCAGGATAAGCGACTCGCCCTCCTCGGGCTTCGGTGTTTCGGGTGATGGGCGAACGAGTAGCATGACAGGACCGGTGGCAGCAATGCGGGCGTTTTAACACTGCACCGGGATCGACCTGGTCTGCTGCGGAAAGAAAAATCGGCTCGCCAAGGCCTCTGGCAAGCGCCAGGATCGACGATCGCCGGGTCGGCGGTATCAGCGCCCTCTGTGCCAGCTGACAGTACGGTCTGCTGGCAGACTGTAAATTCGGGAAGTTCCCTAGTTTCGAAGCCGTGGAGCAGGCCGAACGGCCTTTGTTGTAGAGTTGCCGTCTTGTTGTAGAGTTTTTTGATCTACAACATCTGGAATCCCTTCTGCTGCAAGGCTTTTCTCTCTTTTTGTTGTAGTGTTGTAGTTAATATGATTGTTGAGCTAGAAAAATAAAAAAAAACAATATAAGCGGTCTCATTGTGTTCATCGTGCAATAAGACCGCTTAAATACGTTTTTATGTGTACGTATACTAATAACCCATCTACAACATCGACACTACAACAAAAAACCCGCAAACCCTTGTGGCACAAGGATCTCCAGATGTTGTAGATGCTTTCAAAACAGCAAATCTCTACAACAAAGTCTTCAACATTTGCCCAAAAACAGCCAAAAACACAGTGAGACCGCTTAAATATCTTCGCGGTCCTATTCCGATCCTTGACAAAAAGGTGCCTCGACAAGACAATAGGACCGCGTAAATTTCTACGAGGTCCTATTGTGAAAACACCCAACGAAACGCAATTCCGGATGATGGAAGCGTGGAACCGACGCGATCCCGTGTGGGTCACCTGCACTGTTTGTGCGAAGGAATACGAGACCTTCTACCCGACCAAGTCGCTGTTCTGCTCGAATGCCTGCCGGATGAAAGCCCGCAAGAACATCCCGGCGAAGTGCGAGACCTGCGGCAAGACTTTCCTGCGCTCGGCCCACAGCAAGGCGCGCTACTGTTCGCGTGCCTGCTCGAATGCGAGGATTGACCGCTAAGCTCGCCAGCTAGACCGGCGCCGCTTCCTCGGCTCACCGGTCGATGCGGCCACCTTCGTTGCGAAGGTCAGCGCCACGGCATCGGCTCGGTCAGGCGACTTGATGCCCCGCTCCTTCATCTTCTCTTTCGACTCCAGGACGACGCGCCGGCTGCTGTCATAGGTGTATTGCGGGCCGGTCAGCTCGCCGGCCAGGACGTCATCGTCCGGCAGCGAGGCCGGTGGGTCCTCGAGCCAGGTCCTCAGCTCGCCATACATCTCGGCCCGGCGGTCCTTGTAGATGTCCTCGAGGATCGCCCGGCTGCCGAAATGAACCCGCTGCACCGGGTAGCCCAGCTCGATCAGGCGATCGGCCACGCCGGATCCGACGCCGGTGCAATCCACATTGATCAGGTCGGGCTTCCACTCGTCGGCCTCGCGGGCGACCAGTCCGACCACCTCCATCGGACCGCGGCCGTGCCATGCCTTGATCGGCAGCACGGACCGGCCCTGGCGGAACGCGATGGCGGTGTCGTCGTCACCGTACTCGGCCACATCGACGCCCATGATCTTGGCTCCTTTGGGCTCGACCTCGACGCCGCGCGCCGACTCGACCAACTTGGCCGTGATGTAGGGGTCCCCGGCCACACGCTGGAACGCCAGCACTGCGGTCGCCGGGTACTCCTGGTCGAAGAGCGAGGTGTCGCCCCGGAAGTCGTTCTGGATCTTCTTGCGGCGCCAGGCCATCTGACCGGCGTCGCAGCCATAGCGGGCGGCATAGTCGGCCTCCTCGGCATCGAGCACGACAGGCTCGGACCGGTACTCTTCCTGCCAGTACCAGGGGACGAAGATGGGCAGGTACTCGGAGTGGCCACGGATGGCGTCCTGCCACAGGCCATGGAACAGGTTGCCGACGCCATTGGCCGTGCTCTCGATGATGATCTCGGTGCCGGGCTCGTCGGGGACGGTCTGGCCGATGCCGGCGAAGTGGTCCTCGGCGTTCTTCCAGAAGGCCAGCTCGGAAGCGTGCATGTACTGGATGGTGCGACCGCGGCCAATACCCTTCGATCCGGCGGTGGCCACCGTGTAGCCTGAGTCGCGGCCCGAGAAGAGGAGCTCCTTGGCGCTCGCCGCCTCGGTGGGCGGGCGCAGCGCATCGGGGCAATGGGTGTGGTAGCGCTTGACCATCTCGAACAGGGCCTCGGTCGAGTCCTGGAGGTGGGTCATCACGACGGCACGCTTGCCGAAGGAGAGGCTCGTCTTCTGGTAGAAGCGAGCCTCGGTATAGGTAGAGAACCCTTGCTGCCGACCCTTGAGTCCGATCACGCGGACCTTGCCAGTGGCCTTGCGCTGGGCCTCGATCTGCTGGTGCAGGTAGCGCTGCGCGCGATTGAGCATGAGGGGCTTGATGGCGCCCGACTTGGTCCGGATCGACAGGCAGCGCGGGGCATAGTAGTCGAAATCCATGAACGGCTGCAGCTGCCGGCTAATGGTGAGCATCAGCCAGCTCCTTCAGCGCACGGACCAGGTCCGTCTCGCCGACGTCATCCTTGATGCCATAGACCCGGCGCTCCAGCTCGACCAGGCGCGACAGCGCGGTGGTCAGCTTGCTGGCCATATCTACCCGGGCGACCAGTGCCGTCTCGGTGTCGAGCTGGCGGAACAGGCTCATCACCCGGAAGCGAGCCTCGGACACCTCGGTCTGGTGGGTCTGGATGACGCGGCCGACATCGCGCTCGAGGGGCAGGTCAAGGACAGCGACACCGAAGTAGTCGGCGATCGCATCGTCGGGCCATCCTTCGAGCCGAAGGCGCTGCACTTCTGTTACTTCCATACGGGACCTCTCGGGGCAAGCAGGAACGAGGGATAGGTGGCCGTCTTGACCAGTCGGTACTCGACGATCAATCGAGACGTCTTGCGCACCCGATCACGCCCGTGGTGGAGCCGAGGAACCAGGTACTCGCGGCGAGCAACACTATGCGTGACCGAGAGCGAGCGGAGCGACGCTAACACCTTGGCGACGTTGGCGCCCGTCCGTCGCGCCAGCTCGGAAGGCCGGTGCCACTCTCCATCAGCGAGCAGATCAAGGATTTGCATGGCGGGCTGTATAGCACAGCTAACACAAAGTGCAATAGCAACACTTGACAAGCAGTGTTAGCAGTGCTAACATGCAGTTGTGGATGCAGAACACCGCACCGCCGCCGAGAGGGACTCCCAGTAGTAATGGACAGGCGACACAGCGCCCTTGAAGGACAGAGACCCGGAGCACGAGGGGGGCGACAGCCCCTAAGCCATCTGCGACACAGGCCCCGGACGATCCTCCCTCACCGCCCACTGACCGAGGCGGCACCAACATCGAGCAGATCGAACAGAGCGCCTGGGCAACCGGACGCTCGATTGGATCAACTCACCGGAGATTGAAATGAGACTACACAGCATCCGGATCACCCCGCGTTCTGGCGAGCAGCTTTCCGACCTCAACAGCCGGTTCGGCGGCAACCACGCCGGCTACGCAGTGGAGATCGTCCAGCAATGCCGCAAAGGGCTTGACTGGATCCCGGCGGGGAACTGCCGGACGCTCGAGGCAGCCGAGAAGAAAGCCAAGCGGCTGGCTCGCAAATACAAGGGAGAGCAGCAATGACCAAGACCCAGCAGTACCTGATCGACAAGGCTCGGGAGCACGGGGGCAGCTACTCGGTTGATTGCTCCGGTGGTCGCGGCCCCCAGGGCGGCCGTATCCGCTACGGCGCCCGCCAGCGCGACGCCCTGTTCGCCCTCGAGCAGCAAGGGATCGTCACCATCACCCATCGGGACAACGGCAGCGAGTGCAACAGGGGCTACACGACCTGGTACTCGTCTTTCGCCTACCGGCTCAACGAAGGAGAGCAGCAATGACACTCATCCAGGCGCAACAGCGCTACGTCAATCGTGTCAATGACCCGAATAACAATCCCGGCCATCTGCGCCGTGTTCGTCGCGGTGCCAGCAACCAGTTCTATAAGTGGGCACGAGGCCGTGGCATACCTGAAACCGAGATCAGCATCCTCCTGAACGACGCCATCGACATGGCGAAGCTCGAGCGGGATGCGGAGGAGTAAGCCATGGCACACAAGTGGGTGCAACTGGGCCGCAACACACCGGCCGATCTCGGACGAGGGCCGCGCCGCCAATGTGAGAACTGTGGTGCGGTGCAAACGAAAGAAAGCGACACAAGCTGGGGTCGCGTCGTCCGGTACTTCTGGTGGCCGCGAGTCGGCCGCTGCAAACCGAAAGAATGAGTTCCCACAAAACAGGCCCAGCGCCTGTCTTGTGGTAATTCCGCCACGCCACTGAGGAGATTCAAATGTCCCTGAACTGGAACTGCAAGGCCATGACCGAACGCGGCATCGACATCTACTGCGATCGCGACAACAGCGGCGAGCGGGAGTACCTCAACCCGATCACCAATGCGTTGGTCTGGGCGACCATGACCGTCGGC